CTTTCTTTATCCTGACATAATCTTTCTCTTTTCATCATCTGTTTTTCACGATATTCTAAATCTAAATGAATTTTATAATATTTATCAAAATCTTCTTTTTGTTTTTTGAATAATTTATATTCATCTTTCATTTTCTTATTTTCATCTAAAATCTCTTTTGCATATAACGGAATAAATTTTCTATTGTATAAATTATCTCTGATAACCGGCAATACATTATCAAGAATTTTATATGGATAAATTGATCCAAATAATAAAGCGTCTACATTATCAACTTTATTATGTGTTACATTAGCTTTAATAACAGCTTCAATTATTTTTACATAATCACTTGGAATTTTAAAATTAAAATAATTATGTTTCATAAACAACACCTTCAACTTATTCAACTTAGGGATTATAACAGGTTCAATTTCAATTTCGAAAAAAATATAATTAGAATAATTAGTTAAAAATACATACCAACGTATACGTCTATATGAAGCGCCGGATGGTTTAATTTTTACATACAATACTATCTTTTCATCTTTATTTAAAAGAATTTTATTTTTAAACTGCTTAATGGCCTCCCATGACAAATTATTTTCAGTCATATCATTTATTCTATCGGTTACATTTATTCTATCGGTTAATTTTTTTAATTTTGTTTTAAATGAAACAATATGACTTTTACCATTTTTATAATATGGAACTTTTTCCTCCTTTTTATTCAATTTGTTATGATAATTTTTTTCATATGAACAATCACCATAATCATATAACATTTCTTTATCTATTTTAGAATGTACTTCATCATTTTGTTTTTTAATATTTTGAATTAATAAATTTGATAATTTTTCATTTGTACTTAAAATTTCTTCTATATTTTTCTTCATTAAATCTTCATTCATTTTTAAACAATCCGATTTAAATGATTGAATATTAAACTTAATTAACTGGTCATATTTCGTTAATTTATCATAATCTGCAATACCAGTTTCTAAATCAAACCATCTAGATTTCAATCTTACTATTGGATCATCTTTATTTATTTTTGTTGATATATTTTCTGTATCTGAATGATATTTTGAATCTTTAATTGAACGTAATTCTTCTTTTGAATATATATCAAAATCTTCTTCAGACTCTTCTTCAGATTCTTCTTCAGACTCTTCTTCAGATTTTTCTTCATATTCTGATTCTGAATCCAATTCTTTTACATCTTCAATTGTTATTAGTTTTTTATTTTCTAGTTCTTTTGAATTATCAATAAAAATTTTTAATAAGTATTTGTATAATGTTATTATATTTTTTTCATTAACATTAGTATTGGAACTCATATGAAAAATTAATTTATAATAACTTTTAAAATAATAAAATATATAAATATCAATTTTTTTCGGTAAAAAAAAATTGAATAGCTTAAATTATTATTACTGATACATAATTATAAATAGAATAGGTTAAAATGGATTATTCCGAAGCGATACATAATTATTTAGATCGTGAATTAAATAGATCGGGGATTTATGCATTTATTAATTTATTCAATCTAGAAGATGGTGTGGACAATATAATAGATTTTAGGAATGTATTATTTGAGATATTTAATGATGTATTATTGAATAATTATCCTAGTTTAGAATCATATGGATCATTTGTTTATAGTTTTTTATATGAATACAATAATTATGAATATTTCATTTCATGTTGGGAATATAGTGTAAATAAAATGAATGATGAAATTGCTTTAATGTTATTTAAAAATTTATTTAAATATAACGATGATCCGATGGTTTTTAAATCGTTGGTTGGGATGAGGAAATTTAGATATATATACATGTATTTTTGTACAGATAAGTTTTTTTATTCTAATATCACTGATATTAAATATGTAACACCGTTAATAAACAATTTTAAATTACATGAAGAATTAATTAATCATATTATGTATATTTTATCATTTAATTATCCGTTAACAAAAGAGTACATTACGGTCGCGGATGCAAAACAGTGTATTACTACAAAATATGCAAATTTTTTAACACGATTTTTAATTGCTATTTTCAAAAAGCATGATATAGAAAAAATATTATCACATATTGATTCATCTGAATTTTATTATAAATTATATACATCAGCATTATATGCAATTTGTATGACAAAAAACAACAATAAAATATGTAATAATATTTTAGTTGAATGGGATAAAATATCAAGTAAATGTGTTTTTACTTATTTTGATGTATATAAACAAATAATAATAAATTTTGAAAATAATATGCAAAAAAATATTAAAAATCAAAATATGGTTAATTTAATTGTAAAAATAGTTGGAAATGATTCATATAATAAATATATAAGAACCATAGCGTGTAATGCATTAGTTAATGCAATTGTATTATACAATATGAATATTGATGGTGTAATACAAAGCTTATGTAAATACATAGATGAAATTGATTTTTTTATGTGGCAGGATCAATCTGTAAAATTTTTTGTTAATATATTATTTATTTTCAATAACACAGATAAATGTAATGAATATTTGATTGACACTATATTATTTAAACTTTTCAAAAAATGTATAGATTTATTTGAAATTTACGATACACTTATACAAGAAGTAATAGATAAATATCGGGAATTAAATATAAAAAAAATACGGTTTAATTTAAGTGAAAAAGCGAAGCTTGATTTTAATATGATATTTAATATTATTACTGATATGATTAAGTTATATATGAAAATTGATAACAAAAATAAAGCAACAAACAGAGAGCTTTCATTATTAGTTATTGAATTATTTAAGAGGTGTGATGAAAATTCTATTGTGTTTAAATCAATTTTAGAAAATCAATCAATTGCAATAAATCTTAAAAATGTGGCGATTGATTGTTTATCAAAATATCATGATAATACAATAACGGATATTTTGGTTGATTACAAAGAATTAATTATGAATACATTGAAAAATAATGAAAATGAAAAAAAACAGGATATAATAAATATATTAAATGAATATCATAGGGATGAAAATAAAATGTTAGATCCAATTTTATTAACACCGATAACCGATCCAATTATGATACCTCATGTTGATGATTTAATTTTTGACAGAACAACCATAACAATGCAATTGAGTATTGAAAAGAAAAATCCATATACACGTGAATATTTAGATGAAAAAATTATCAATGAATATAATAATTTGGGTGAAATAAAAGAAAAAATAAGAAATAAAATGGCATTATAAACTAATAAAAACATTTTTAATTTATTAAAGATGTTTTTATTACAATCAATAAATAAATATTACAATATTTTATATAAAATATCATGACGTTCATATTTACGTAAATGTAAATCAGGTAAAAAACCTAATTTTGTATAAAATTGAAATACTTCTTTATTTTCAGTGTCACATGTTAATAATATCCCATCTAATTTTTTTTCGTATGATATTTTTTCTGCTAAATTCATTAACGAATTTCCTAATCCTTTTTTTCTAAATGATGGAACTGTGTATAAATAATCTATATAAAATACAAATCTACCATCATTTACATCAATAATTTCGCCTAATAAATAAGCAATTATACCATTATTTTTAACAATAATATAAAATTGACATGTATCACAATGTAATATTTTTTCAATATCAGCAACTGAATGTTTAATATTAGGATTGGAAGAAAATTGTATAAAATTATTATAAATAATTTTTGATAATTTTGTAGTGTCAGTTTTTGCAAGTTTTTGAGGGGTCAATATACATGTATTCATTTCAATGTAGTTATAATTTTAGGAAATATAACTTTTTCATTTATTTTAACATTCGTTAAAATATTTGTAATTAATCGCGGATCAAGTGTTGGTGTTTCTAATACAATCGGAACTCCTAAAATTAATACAAATTTAGCAAAATACATTAATCCTTCTTTTCCAATTTTTCCTTCTCCAATATCTGCATGTCTATCTATTCTTGATTTTAAATCATCTAAACTATCATTTAAATGAACCAGTTTTAAAAAATTCATTCCAAAATAATTAACAAAATTTCCAAAAAACTCATTTATTTGTTCTTTTTTTCTTATATCAATTCCACTAGCAAATATATGACATGTATCAATACAAATTCCAAAACGTTCAATAACATCTAAATTAGAATTTTCACTAAATTTTCTAAAAAAATATGATAAATCTATCATGTCATAAAACATTTCAGTTCCTTGTCCTGCTGATGTTTCTAATAATATTTTAATATCTTTATATTTCATTGTTTGTTGATGAACATATAATAATGATGAATACATATTATTTTCAGCTTCATATTTTTCAAGATCAAGTTGTTTTCCCATATGAACAACTATTGCAAATGCTTTTAATTTATTAGCCAATTTAATTTCGAAAATTAGTAATTTTATTTGAAAATCATATTCATTTTTAGATTGCGCTAAATTAATGCTATATGAAGCATGTACAACACATTTAATATGTTTTTTTTTTAACCATATTCCTAATGATTTATATAGTTTTACTAACGGATTAGTAGCATCAACAAATAATTGAATTATATTTCCTCCTAACATTTTTATTCTTAATGCTTCATTCATTAAATTTTGTATATTTCCTGAAATATGATATCCAATACTCATTATTAAGTTAAAAAATGAAAAAATTAATAATTTATTATATTATTAATTATTAAAAATGTTTTTAATTGATAAGTATAAACCAAATGACATTAAAACAATATATTTCCATAAAAAAATGTATAAATTGCTAGAAACCATTAGTAAAGATAACAATGTACCACATATGATATTTTATGGAAATGAAGGGTCAGGAAAACGAACGATGATAAATATATTTTTAAAAATGTTATATGGAACTTTAATTGAACGTGATGTTATTTATAAGGTAACATCAAGCAATAAAAAAATAATTGATGAAGTCGTTAAACAAAGTAATCATCATATTGTTATAGAACCAAAAAATAATAGTTTTGATAGATATATTATTCATGACGTTGTTAAAGAATATGCAAAAAGAAATACATTAAATATTTTCAATACAGAAAAAACATTTAAAATTGTTTTAATAAATAATTTAGATACGTTATCATATTATGCACAAACTGCATTACGGCGAATAATGGAAGAATTTAGTGATAAATGTAGATTTATTATGTGGTGTAAATCGTTATCAAAAGTAATAAAACCATTACAAAGTAGATGTTTATGTTTTACAATTCCGACACCAACTGATGACGAAATGTTTTTTTATATGTTGAAAATAATAGGAAAAGAAAATATTAAATTATCATTAAATCAAATTAATAAAATATTATATATATCAAATGGAAATATAAAAAAAATGTTATTAAATTTAGAATTTGCAAGATTTAATTTTAAATTTACAAATGGATTTGATGAAAGTATTAACGATATAATAGCGAATTTAAAAACAAAAAATATAACTAATTTAAGAAGCATTATTTTTAATTTAATAGTAACTAATTATGAACCTGTTTATATATTACGGAATATTGTTGATAAAATTTGTTTAGGTGATTTTTCGGATAATATTAAATCAAAAATAATTAATATGGCATCAAAAATAAATTTATGTTTAGTTAAAGGTAGACACGATATTATACATTTTGATAGATTCTTTATTTATATATTTAAAATAAAGGAATATTAAAAATTATAAAAATTTATTTAATTAAATTTTTATTTAGTAAATACTTAATATTTTTATTTAGTAAATACATAATTGCTGTGAATCACTGGTTTTTCTTCTATAATAAGACTTAATAACAAATATAATGTAATTGGAACAATTAAAATAATGGCGATCATTGGATATCTATATGTTGATAATTCAGATAATTCATAAAAGTGTTTATTAACATAATCATATAAACACATTGGTTTCATTAAAAATATTACGAACATGATTATTGAAAAAATAAGCAGTGTACAATATAATGTATTCATTCTATATATTATTATAATAACATAATAATTTATTAAACATCGTTATTTTATCATAAACATATTATTCAAAAGTCGTGTTATTACATCCTGATAATAATTCATATTGTTTTCTAATAAGTTGATCAGTTATTGTTTTTTGATCAGTCATTTTATCATAATTCATATTTTCATAGTCATAAATATGAGCACGAGGACTTTTTTCACCAAAACTTTTATTTGATAAATAACCAACAACAAAAATTTCTTCAAGTGTCTTTTTACTTTTTTTATTGGGAATATAAAAACTTACTTTCAAAACCATCTGATCTGACACATTTAATTTTTGAACAATCATATATACAATATATCGTGTTGCTTCTGCTGTCGAATATTTCTCTAAATGATCTATTTTAATTAATTTAATCGGTGCACGGATAACTTCATCATCATAAATATTCGCGGGAATTCCTAATACGTCTTGTTGTTTATCCCACCCCGATTTTACATTTTTATCTGGCATCACTCTTCCCCATGATAATGGTCTGTAATTATTTAAGTGGTTCATAACAATATCATTAATATCATTAATAAATTCATCAATATCACTCTTTATCTCGTTTATATCTGGATTCATTGTTTTAATCTTCAAATCAGATTTATTAAATATTTGTTGTCTATCCGGCATAATTGTATAAAATGCATCTAAAATATCTCTATAATCTTGATGGAATTGTTCTTCCATAAAAAATGGATGTGTTCCATCATATTGTTTTACATTGGTCGGAAATACATCAAAATTTTCATTATATGTTAATTGAATAATTATGTATAATATTATTCCTACTATTATAATTGTTATTATATCTATGATATTCATATATATAATAATTGAAGATGTTTATTTATTATTGGGGGTTGGCGGGTAATTTAGTATGCATTATATTGATGTTTATAACACTAATAGCTTGTGAATCTGCTATTAATAAAAATTCATCAATAACATCCTTCATTCCTTTAATAAATAATGTCAAATAATTTTTGAAATAAGGAAATATTTTTCTTGATATAACTCCATATAATTCACTTTGATTATCAAATGAAATATGTCCTTGAGTTTCCATTAAATTTAATATATGTTCAAACAACACATCGGTTGTCGTTGTTGTATCATATCCAAGTACATACATAACTAATGGACCAACCATGTCACCTAACATGTTTTTTGAATATATTAATTTAAATTTATCAATGTTTTTTGGTGATTCATTTGATGTATAAGCTTCTACAGCAGTGTTTATCACTTCAACAAATATTGTGTTAATTAATTTTACAACATATTTAATTATATCAACAACAAAATATAACATATAGTTTTTATCTAGATCTGGAATTTGTGGTAGTAATCTATAGTCGGTTACTAGATTATGAATCTCATTATATTGGTCGTCATAATTTTCGAAATTTAGTTGTTCTAATAAATTCTTGTTTAAGTTTTCAATATATCGTGTGTCCAGATTAGGATCAGCAATTACTGACTTCCAATATGTATATGTATTTAGATCATTAAAATTTTGGGTTACATATTGATTATGTGCACCTCCTTTAAGTTTTTGTTCTGTTAATTTTTTTCTTAATTTTTCTAAATCAGCTTTTAATTTATCCAATTTTTCAATTCTTGATATATATAATTCTATGTCTTCTTTTTTCTCATAGTTTAAAAGAGTCATCAATTCTTTATATCCATCTAAAGTAGATTTTATATCATCAAAATCTTTTTGCAG